ATACGGTCGAGCACTATGACCGATCTCCCTCGGTTCCAATCCGGCCGGCTTGGACCGCTCGACTTTCAGACGCTGAACGAGATGATGCGTCGTCTCGATGCTCTGCGTCCTCTGGTCGAGACGGCTTCGGTGAAGAATGGATCCGAGTTCTCGACGCTCGGCGACGTGCTGATCGTGCATGCGGCGGAGACGCATCCGGCCGAGTACCCGGGCCGATTCGCATGGAACCAGGTCATCGTCCGCGGCGAGTCGACGCCGACGATCCCGGTTGACGGTGAGCCGGACACGATCGCGACCGAGGTCGACGACGACTGGGAGACGATCGAGGAGAACGCTCAGTTCCGATCCGGCACCGTCGTGATCGAGGACGGCAAGAAGGAAGTTGAGTCGGACACCTACGCGATCAGCGTCGATCCGACGTTTGAGGGCGGCTACGCGATCCTGTTTGCCATCCGGCGAACTGACGGCACCAGATGTTATCTGCTTGTGCCGATCATCGCCGGCGAGGTCAGTGCTGGCACAGTCACAGGACTTGTGCGCGTCGAGACGTTCGTCGGCGAGAGTTTCCTTACGAGCGACAACGCCGGCAACCCGATCCGGGCGCTGGTCTACAACGCAAGGCCGATCCTTATCAACGACGAGGAAAAGTATACGCAGGGGCTTATTGTCACTCTGCTTGACTTCGGCCAGTCCCCCAACTCGAGCATCAATAAGCCGACGACTCTTCCAGACGGTGCGGGTTTGACTTCTCGAACGCTCGATCCTGGCTCGATCATCCTTGCTCGGAAGATCAGCGAGCAGGATCTATATGTCTCGTCCACGCTGACGCATTACGACGTGACCTGCGCATGACGAACTACACGGCCTGCTGCTGCGGACAGGAGGTTGTGGGCTGGGACATCACGTCATCCCACACTATCTCGATCGCGAGCACAAGACGAAGCGTTCGGAATGATGGCGGCATCAATCTCATCTCGCACGATGTTTCTCAGACGCTCGCGATCCAACTTCGACGAGTTCCAGAAGAGTGGCTGCTCCAAGATGTCGGATCTGATTGCTCTGGCGTCATCTATCAGGAGAATCCGTTCTGGTTCAAAAGAGAGACGCTCGAAGGGTTCATCGACCTGAACGATGAAAGCGGCCAGACCTACGGGAACGGCTCGCCGATCCTTCGTACGCCAGCGACCCTGGCAACGACGCAGCCTCTCTTTTCTTTTGATTGGCCGACCGGAAGCACTGTTTACGACTTTGAGTGTCTTGGCCTCGTTGATCCAACGACAATTTCGTCGAGGCGTCCGACGGATGTAGGACGAAATATCCCGTTCGAGGACAGTCCATACGCAACGCTGCAGGTCTCTCGCGAGACTAATCAATTTGGACAAACGGAAGAGTCAAACGACCACTACCGATACACGCCGATTATAGGTGCCCAGGGATCATCAATCCTGGTGCTTCTTTCGTTGCCACTGCCGTCGTTCTTTCCGGTCATCATGGGTTTCAAAAACCGCTTGTACCGCGACCTCAGTTCGTTCGGACAGTTTGATCTTGAAGATCTCGGCATGGACGATGGGATCACCGAGCTTCCATTCGGTTTCGATGCGGACTTCATGCAGCGATACTCATCTTTTCAAATGTCGATCGATGGTCAGGACATCAGCCAACAAGAACTGCTTGCGTTCGGGGAAGACGTTCTCTGCAAATTCCGAACTGGTCAAACGATGTCGCTTTCCTACGTCGATGAGCATCCTGAGAATGGCAATCAGCCATTTGAATTTGACGTGACAGAATACGACTTGACTATGTCAATGAATCAGAGCATCGACTCGCTCGAGTACGTCTTCGCATGACTTGCGATCATTTGATCGATGGTCGTTGCACTCAACTTCTATTTGACGGAACACCATCCACTCGACAGTGCGAAGCCTGCAACCGATACTCAGGACCAGACCGGGGACTCGGCGACAAACTGCATCGAGTGATCGTGACGATCGGCGGGAAGCGAGTCGAGAAGATGAGCGGATGCGGATGCGGTCGCCGGCGAGCGGCCCTGAATCGACTCTCTCGGAATAAGGACTAGCCATGGCCGTCTCATACACCACCCTCCTTTCTCGGCTCGGTCGCCTCTTCGACTTCGCGAAGACGGTGCGGACGCATCAGAGCACGCTCCGATCCGAGTTCGAGGACACGGCGACCAACTACAGCGACTCGACTCGCGACCAGATGTCGACGCTGACGAGCGGCATCGAGAGCCGGATCGACGAGGCTGGTCGGATCGTTCAGGATCTTCGAGCAGATGCGTCAAAGACACTGCTCGAGATGATGGATGCCGACACGACGCTCGGATCGGTGTCGGTGCAGTCGGCGATCGAGGAACTGATCCGGCAGCTCGCAGCGGCATCGCAGACGGTCGATCGTCCGGCGAGTGGCTACGTCACTCTTCCGGCATCGAATCGCGGCACGGCCGGAGGGAGCAATGTCGGCGACGGTCTCATCCTGCTCTCGGACATGGCACCGCTCCGGAACCTCTCGACCTCGGAGGTCTTCGACTTCCCGTCGATCCGAACCGAGACGATCCGCGCGACCTGCATTCAGGACTCGACGTCTCCGAACGTGCAAGAGGGCTCGGAGCGATTCCGAATCGAGGGACAGCGAGACATCGGTCGACTTGACGAAGACTGGCCGCTCGGCTCTGGGACTCGCGGCGTGCTGACGGTTGCGGCCGCGAACAAGGACGGCGGCCGGACTCCTGGCGTCAACGTCTGTACGAACTCGGACTTCGAGAACTTCACCTCGAACGCTCCGGACAACTGGACGATCGTAACGGGCACGGCAGGCACGCACATCCTCGCCGGCGGCAGCGGGTACACGGACGACAACTCGCTCAAGCTCGTCGGCGACGGATCGACCGCGACGAACCTGAAGCAGCCTCTTCGGCTTACGAGTGGTACGCTGGGTCAGATCAACCCCGACCGACCGTACTCGATCACGTGTGCGGCGAAGTACGCGACGGCGGCACCGACGTCGAGCCTCGTGATCTCGGTCCGCGACTCGAGCGGGACGATCCTGCATGATTCGATCGTCGGTCGTGCGATGCAGCTCACGATCGGATCCGCGAGTCTGACTACCTCGTGGCAATGGTTCAGTGCGGTCGTCTTCTCGCCGGTCGCGATCCCGAAGGGCTCGGTCATCGACATCCGGTTCAGCGGCAACCAGGCGAACACGTCGCAGGTCTTCATCGATGAACTCGTGATCGCCGAGATGCCTCGTTTCCAGCGTGGCGGTCTCGCGTATCAGATCACTCGCGGCGAGACCGATTACGCGATCGAGGACGTATTCACGGCAGACGTGACCAACAACTGCACGACCGGCGACGGCGAGATCGCTCTTGAGTTCGATCGGTTCTTCGACATGGCGTCGCTCGGTCTGGTGCTGCCTTCCTCGACCTCTCCGACGCTTGCGGACGCGACGTATATCTCGTGACGAAACGTCGGCACCTGTCGATTAGGGTCGACACTTTGTCACAGCCAGTCTGAACGAGCCTGAGTCCCGATATTCGGTTACGGCTTCCAATTTCTCGATACGGACTCCGCCCGTCCGCGAGGGCGGGCTCGACCCTGGCTGCGAGGGGCAACTATCCGGAAACTCCGGATAGTTGCAGCCGGCACACTGTCTGGGGTCTATACGGGCGGATTGGGACTTCGATTCCTGATCCGCCCGATTCATATCAACAGACAACCGCCGGCCGAGCTGTCAAGCCCGACCGGCGGCAAATGGAAGGAGTGGCCTCTCTCACCTGATCTTGATTTGGTATCCGAGCTTCGCTCCTTCGAGGATGATACGGTCTAACTCGCGGACGTGCTTGTTCCCTGGACGGAGCTTGATGTAGAGGTCGTCTGGATCGTAGCCGTCGAGCTTGCAGGCTGCAGCCCAGAGGCGGCGAGCCTTGTCGGTCAGGATCCGGTGAAGGGTGTCTTGGTACTTCATCGACGTCGCTCCTTGAGGCGTCGCTCCACGCCGTTCGTGAGGTGATAGCTGATGAACATGAGAGCGGTCAGCGTGCCGACCAGGATGTACGCTCCGAGCTCCTTGGTCGCAGCCGGAATCACGATGTGCTCGATGATGGCGTCTTCGATCATTCTTCTTCCTTTCCGAAGAGTCGATCCCACCCCTCGGGCGACGTGCCAGAGATCAGGAACTCGCGGAGATCGACGTTGTCCTTGATCGACTCGAAGTGTTCGATCGATCCACGCGGATCACGAGCGAAGCTCGCAAACTCTTTGTATGGGACTTTGATTCGCCAGATGTGATCCGTGACGACGCATCGCCCGATGATCATGACGGGTCCGGTCTTGCCGTATTCCGCGATCATCTTCCCGCCTCGGATCCCACCCCTCGATCGCTCGATCATCGGAAGTCCTCCCAGTCCTGAGCGACTCGCTCGGCAATCCGGAACCGCTCCTGGATCGTCATTGCAGCCCACGCCTTCCCGTACCGCTCGCCTCGCGTGAGTCGCTGATCGTTGTTCACGTCGTTCTCGGCTCGGCTTCCCCAGATGCCGGCGAGGAATCGCTGCATCCGCAAGAGTCGATCCTGCTCGGTCGCGAGCTCGACGATCCGTTCCATGATGAGATCGTCGATCGGGTTCGGCTCGAGCTCTCGGAAGCGATCGCACTTCTCGGCGAAGGCTTCGGCATCGTCGCGATCGCGGCTGGTATCCCAGTTGGTTTTCTTCATCGGTCGTGCTCCTTTCAGTTGTTCTCGACGATCTCGATCCGAGGCTCGAAGCCTCGAGCGATCATCCACCGCATGGCGGCTCGGAGGGTCTTGAACGTCTTCGAGCTGGAGTAGGTGCAGGCGAGGTAGTTGTGCTGGCCGGTCCGCCAGATCCCGCAGATCGTCTCGCCGTCGTTCCAGCCGTCGGATTCAGTCCAGATCGGTTCCATCGGTCGTGCTCCTTGATTCGGTCGAGCCCCATGCCCGACAAGTAGATCATCGGGTATTCCGGCCCCATTGTCCACACCTTTCCCGAAGAATCTGGAAGATTCTCGATTCTTTGGGATTTCTTCCCAAAGGGGTGGACATTCGCCGATTCTCTGGTATGATCTGGGTGTCGAAGGCATGGGGCCGACGACGACCAGAACAAGGAGCCGACCATGAAGGTCTCGTTCGAAAACAACATCACCAACGACGGCGAAGCCGTCATCGCCTTCTCCATCGATCAGGAGGCCGAGGCTCAAGCCTTCGCGGCCAAGATGAAGAAGGAAACGGGACGACACATCGTTTCCCAGATCGCTCGACGAGGCGAGATGCACCGATGCTGGTGCGTCGTCGAGATCCGCGAGATCGTCCGAACGCCGGTAATCCATTCGGTGCCGGTTGCAAGCTGAAACTGACCCAGCCGGGGTCGCCGGTTGAACGATCCACCGCCGGCGGCCTCGGCACCTTCAGAAAGGAAGACCATGAGCGCAATCGAAGTCCACAACCCAGAAGGCGGCGACCTCTTTCGGATCGCCGATGTCTTCGCGAAGTCCGGGATGTTCCCGGAGGCACGCGACGCCGCTCAGTGTGCGGCGAAGTTGATCGTCGGCCAGGGCCTCGGCCTGACGCCGTACGACTCGATGAACGGCCTCCACATCATCCAGGGCAAGGCGGTCCTCGCCGCAAACACGATGGCCGCCGCGATCAAGCGGAGCGGGAAGTACGACTACCGAGCTGAGACCGACGACGAGGCATGCACGATCGCCTTCTACGACCTCTCGCAGCGCGACACCGACGGCCGACCAGCGACGATCGGCACGACAACCTTCTCGATGGACGACGCGAGGCGAGCCGGACTCGGCGGCCAGAACTGGAAGAAGTACCCGCGAGCGATGCTCTTCGCTCGAGCGATTTCCGCTGGCTACCGCGAGCACTGTCCGGATGCACTCGGTGCCGCTCCCGTCTACGTCGAGGCGATGGGCGAGACCGAGATCCCGCGAGTCGAGACTGGCGGCAAGAACGAACCGGCGTCTCTTCCGGCGTCGCCGCTCGATCGGCTCCGCGATCTGCTCAACTCGAAGGACAACGCAGACGAGATCGAGGCGATGCTCTGCGAGCGTGCTGGCGTCGATGATCTCGCAGAACTCCCGGCCGACAAGATGGAGGCGGCGATCGCATGGCTGAGCAAGTGATGATCTCTCTCTCTGACGTACCGACGCACGTCGAGAAGCAGACAGGATGGAAGCCGTCGATGAGTACAGTTCGCGACTGGGCGAACCAAGGCAAGATCCGATCGAGGAAGATCGGCGGCAGAATCTTCGTGGAGCTCGACTCCGTCTTTGGACTCTTTACCGGAAAGGAAGGACAGGACCGATGAAGTTCAGACCAGAAACCGACAACGATCGCACCGAAGGAATTCCGAGCGCGCCTGCCGGCGAGCACGTAATGAGGATCTCTTCCTGGATCGAAGACCGTCAGACGAAGAACGGCACGAAGGATCTCGTCGAGTTCGTCGGAGAGATCCCGTACGACGGCGAGATCGTCATGGTCGGCACCACGATGTGGATCTCTCATCCGGAGGGCGGCAAGAAGGGCAACCTCTGGAAGTACCGCCAACTCGCCGAGGCTCTCGGAGAGGATGCAGTCGCCGAGTACCGCTCGAAGGATGCGGACGGCTTCTCGAAGTTCAATCCGATGAACTGGACCGATCGGGCCGTGATCGTCGAGGTCGGCGGCTACGGCGTCGAGGAAGTCAAGCGATGCGAACTCCAGCCTGCGAAGCGGCCGGCGTCGCGACAGCGGACCGAAGACAACTGGGACAAGTCCGACGACGAGATCTCCGCCGAGATCGCGGCGGCTCGGATCGCGAAGAAGGCGAAGGCGACGAACGTTCGAGCGGTCGCCGATGACGACATTCCGTTCTGAAAGGAGACCGATGGAACACCTGAACCGCGTGACCGATCCGTGGACGTCGAAGGCGGCGGCCGATTCGGTCAAGATGAAGATCGCCGGCCTCGAGCGGATGATCGTCGAGACGATCGCCGAGCAGGGTCCGCAGACCTCGAGCGAGATCCAGCACGAGCTCGAGCAGGCTGGCAGGATCGCAGCGACGACAAGGATTCACAAGCGGATGGCCGGTCTGATCCGACAGGGTAGGATCTCCGCGATCGGCATTCGTCGTGATCCGTTCTCGGGACGGATGGCGACCCTCTACGCCGCGTGCTAGGATGATGCCGGCGGAGGAGCGACCGCCGACATCTGACGCCCCATGTCTCGCCGCCTCCCGTGCCTTCGCTCCTTGCGCACGGTGAGGCGGCGATCTTTCGGGAGGACCAATGCTAGACGGTGCCTTCACTTCTCCGAAGATCCGGCGGCTCGCCGTCGTGCTCGGCGTGCCATGGCCGCACGCCCTCGGCCTCGCCGGCCTCCTCTGGCGGTTCGCCGCCAAGCACGCACCGACCGGCGAGATCGGTCTGCACGACGACGAGGAGATCGCGGCGGCCCTCGAATGGCCGGGCGACGCCGGCGACCTGGTCGCCGCTCTCGTCCGATGCCGCCTCCTCGATCCGACAGATTCCGCCGCGAGACTGCTCGTCCACGACTGGCCGGACCACGCTCCGAGGTACGTCTCGGCCACGCTGAAGCGACAGAAACTGGCGTTTTCTCGGGAGTATTCGGTGAACGTGGTAGACGCGCGCAAAGCGCGCGATCGCGCGATGACTACAGTCCCCACTACAGTGGCCACTACAGTGGGGACTACAGACCGCACTGCAGACGGGACTACCTATACCTCCTCCTCCTCCTCCGCCTCCGCCTCTTCCGGCTGCGCCGCGCATAGACCAGATCCGACGGTGAATTTGACGGCGCGCGCACAAGAGATCATCCAGAGCCACGAGAACGCCCCACAGGGCGTTCCCGCGTCTCGGACGATCGAGGAGCCGTCTGAGCCAAGAAACGCGAGAGACGGGATCCTCCGGCCTCTGGCAGCAAGCGTCTGGGAAGCCTATCTCCCGGGCCGGAAGACCGGAAAGAAGACCGCGATCGGCTGCATCGTGAAACAAATTCACGAAGTCGCGCGACGCGACCGGATCCCACCGGCAGATGCCGCCGCCAAGATCCGCCAGGCGGTCGAGGCCGACGTCGCTCGGATGGTCGAGCGGATCCGGACCGGCGAGACCGAGCTCAAGTTCTGCCCACAGGGCCTGACCTACTTCAGACAGGAGCGATGGAACGATGACGACCAAGGACCGACCGATCACGACGTCCGCGACGCACGGATCGATGACGAGATCCGGCGAGCCCGTGCCGACCTGGGATGAGAACTGGCGACTGCTCCGGCAGCTCTGGCCGTCCTGGGAACCGACCGCCGAGATGATCCGGCACGTCTGGTTCCTCGCCTACGACAAGCCGAACGCACCGGAGGGACTCGGGTTCATCGATCACGAGTCGCTTCGCCGAGCAATCGTCGAGCACGCTCGAGCGGCACGATGGAAGGAGCCGGAGTTTCTCGCAATCTCCAAGCTCTATAACCAGTTCAAGAACGAGAAGATGACGACGAGAGCCAAGGCCGCCAGCAAGACCAGACGAGACGCCGAATGGCTCGACGTGCAGAAGGAACACGAGCGGCGGATCGGAAGCATCGAGCGATGGGACACCAACCGCCTCGACTCCGCACGCAGTCGCGTCGCCGGCCGGTTTCCATCCTTCCGAAGCTATACGCGCAACATCTCCGAATGGACGCCGATCTATTCCGGCCTCATCACGGCCGCCGATGAGGAGATCCAGGAGGAGGTCAACGCATGAAGAAGCTAACGCGGAACCAGATCGCAGACGCCGCCGTCCGCCGATGGTGCAGGTTCTACGAGCTCACGCCGTACTTCTGGAACGCGAACCCAGAGACCTCGCGATGTTCGATCCTTCGAAAAAATGAAAGCACCAAGCGTCTGCGACGACGACCGTCGTCGGTCCAGTACGGCGAACCCGAAGACCGAGCCGATTGTATGGCGATGATCGTCGGAACGCTTTTCGTCAAAGGCTTCGACGCCTACGAGCTCGGCGAACTGCTCGAGATCTCGACCAGCACCGCTTGGCTCTATCGCCAGCAGTACCTCGACATGCCGAACGAATCTCGCCGCGCTCTCATCCAGCTTGACGGCGAGAAGGCTCGCGAGTTCTACGAGTCCATCATCGAGCACCACAAGGCCGATCAGACCGAGCGGCTTATGAAGACCCGCGCTCTCATTGATAAGACGAAGCAACAAAAGAAAAGGAGCACGCGATGACCGACAAACACGAGTGGAAGTTCACGGAAGCTCTGAAGGACTGGCGACGATCAATGAAGGGACGACCGCCGGCGAAGGACTTCGGGGAACTCGCCTACTGGCACTCGAACACGATGGTCCGCTATCGCAACCTCACCTCGGCACAATGCCGACGCATCGTCGAGATCGTCGACGCCGACCTTCTCAGGAGTGACGATGACAAATAGCCGACAGAAAGGAAAGCGAGGCGAGCTCGAGTTCGCGGCCGTCCTCCGTGACATGGGAATCGACGCTCGACGAAGTGTGCAATACTGCGGCACCGAAGGACACGCCGACCTCATCACCGCTATTCCCGGAGTGCATTGGGAAGTCAAGCGATACGCCAAGATCGCCTCGCTCAGATTCCTGGAGCAGGCAGAACGTGACAGCCTCGCGAACGATCTCCCGATCGTCGCTCTCCGGGAGGACCGAGGCGAATGGACTCTCCAGCTCAGGGCAAAGGATCTGCCAAGGCTCGTCGCGAAGGTCTCCGCCGCTCTCGCCGAGTCTGGGACCACCAAGGATTCATCACCAACCTCGTCGTCAAGTGGCGATCCGCCGGACACCTCGCCGAGTTCTCACACACCGAAGTCCTGAACGCCGCGATCGTCGAGGGCGAACGACTTCTTCGAGTCAAGTTCGATCCCGAACTCGGCACCGCCTCGACCTGCCTCTCAAAGTTCCTCTTCTCCCGCGTGCAATACCGGCTCCTGGTCTCCGTGGGAAAGAAGAAGACGCCGACCGGCTGGGTAGATTCCCGCTCACTCGACGAGCCAAGCCGGCAACGTGAACCGCCGCCGCATCAGGACACCGACTGGGAAGACCTTCTCGACTCCGCTCACCCCGACCTCCGATCCGTCATTCGACGAATCGGCGAAGGCATGACCATCGACGAGATTCTCAACGAGGATGAAACCGTCCCTCTATTCGACTCTCATCGCGAGAGAACCAGGGACGAACTGATCTCCATTTTGCGTTCCGAAGTGAGACGACTCCTCAAATGAGCGATAACCAAAAGGCCAACCTCGGCGTCGTGATCCAGTTCTTCCAGCTCGCGACGCTGATCGTTGGAGTCGCCGGACTCTTCCTTGCCGTCGGCCGCAAAGATGCGATGCTCGACCAGAACACCGTGGAGATCGCCGAGCTGAAGGACATCGCCTCAGAGCTCGCGAAGACCTCGATCGAATCCACGATGGCGAACCGCGAGCAGGACCGCCGACTCGACGACCTCCGCGACCGACTCGCCCGCATGGAATCTAACCGATGATCGATCAACTCCGCGAGAACCGAAAGGCCGCCATCCTCATCGTCGGTGCCGTCGGCTTCCTTCTCCTCGCCGCGACCCTGCAAGCGTGCCAGGTCGAAGACCTCGTCAAGGTCGATGTCCCGCCCGACGTCGCCGCCGCGATCGACTCCGAGGACCGGATTGCGTACTCGCAGTCCCTCGACGCCTGGGACGACTGGCAGGCCTACGTCGAGCGCGAGTCGGCCAAGTTCGCTCGATCCATTGACAAGGGTGCCGAGATCGCCGGCGTGCTCCGATCTCTCTCCGAGACCGGACTCCAGATCGGACAGGACGCCGCCTCGACGCTTCCCGGCGGTGCCCTGATCTCCGCGGCTCTCGCCGGCCTCGGCGGTCTCTTCATCCGACGACCGGGCGATGCCAACCGCGAGCGGCTCGAGAAGGAAGCCTCGTACCGAGCAGGTCTGGAGAAGGGCCAGAAGCTCGCAGAGGCGGCCGTAGACGCCGTCTCGATCATCAAGAAGGCGGAGACGCCTCCGGAGCACTGGGAGGGCTGAGACGTCCTCCTCCGGCCTCTGGGAGCCTCCGAAGTTTATTCCGAGGGAATCCGATGCCGAAGTGGGAAATCGAGCAGACGTCGAAGGGCTGCTATCTCGTCACGATGGAGGCGGACTCGCCGGACTGGACCGCCGACTTCCTCCTCCGCTCCGACGCTCATCACGACAACGCGCACTGCGACCAGCGACTCGAGCTTTGCCACCTCGTCGAGGCTCAGGAGCGGGACGCCGGGATCCTCGACATCGGCGATCTGCACTGCGCGATGCAGGGCAAGTGGGACAAGCGAGCCTCGACCGACGCCTGCCGGCCGGAGCAGCGGGAAGGCCGGTACCTCGACTCGCTCGTCGAGTGTGCCGCCGACTTCTACGAGCCGTTCGCCGATCGCTGGCTCTTCATGTCACCCGGCAACCACGAGGGCTCGATCCTCAAGCGACACGAGACCGACCTCACCGAGCGGACCGCCGAGCGGCTCCGGGCAAAGGGCTCGCCGATCATGGTCGGCTCCTACGCCGGCTTCATCCGGTTCCGCGTGATCTTCAATGAGCGATCGATCTCTCGCGTCATGTATTACACGCACGGCAACGGCGGCGGCGGACCTATGACGCACGGCGTCCTGAACACGCGACGCCGGCAATCGTACCTCCCGGACGCCGACATCATCTGGAGCGGTCACACGCACGACTCCTGGACCGTCCGCCTCGCGAAGACGCAACTCACCAAGCACGGCCGCGTGCGTCTGACCGACGTCCACCACCTCTCGACACCGGGATACAAGGACGAGTTTTCGCCGCTCGACGGATGGCACATCGAGCGAGGAGCACCGCCGAAGCCGATCGGAGCGGCGTGGCTTCGACTATCTATCGACAGGCAGTCGAACCCGACCGACTACGTCTCGCTCGGCGTCAACATCTCGGAGGCTCGATGAGCGTATCCAAGGAGCATCGCGAGCGACTGGCCTTGCTCCTCCGAGAGATCTCCGAGGATCTTGTTGCGGATGGCGTTATCATCGCGGTGACTCGACGGCGACGACGATCGACCGAGACCTTCGCGGTTCACGACGGGAACATCCACACCGTCCGCGGCCTCGCCGAGTTCGTCTACGGTCACTTCTGCGAGGATGCAGTCGAGGAGCACGAGGACAGCGAGACCGAGGAATGAGCGAAGAAGAAGACAAGAAGCCGGACGAATACAAGCGAGACTCTCGCGGCTGGTTCGTGCCGGGCAACAAGCCAGGACCAGGACGCAAGAAGGGCTCGACCGGGTTCAGTCTCAAGCGAGCACTCGAGCGAGCCATCGAGAAGACCGAAACCGAAGACGGTCGATCGGTCCTCGACGCTCTCGCCGTCGCCGCGATCAAAGCGGCGCAGCAGGGCGACTTCCGGTTTTGGAAGGAGATCATCGACCGATTCGACGGTCCTATCCGGCAGCAGATCGAGCAGGACCAGACGGTCTGGATCGAGCGGGTATCACGGCAAGCTCGCCAAATTGAGCACGAGGACGACACCGAATGAGCTTCAGCCTCACCGGAAATACGATCACGATCCAGCAGGGCTCGACGTTTCAGCTGTCCGTCAACTGGACAGATTCCAACGGATCGACGATTGATCTTACCTCCTACACCGCAAGGATGTCCGGTCGATCTGATTCTGAGGCGACCTCGACAGTGTTCTCAATCACAGATGGATCAGGCATCACGCTTGGAAACTCGGATCCAAATGTTTCTATCGAGATTGCGGCCGCAACGACTGCCGCATTCGATGCGCCGCTGCTCGGTCGATACGATCTTGAGCTTCAGTCGGATGGTGGCACGGTATATCGAATCCTCAGCGGTCGACTCAACATCACGCGGGAGATCACTCGGTGAGCGCATACACAGTGACAATCAACGAGACGACACAGCTTGTCACGGTCGCGAGTCCCGGGCCGCAAGGTCCGCCATATGCCGGAAAGATTGTGACCTCAGGAACTCTAGATGGCGGATCTCACAGCTCAACAGACTTCTCGACGCTCGAGGGTCTTTTTATTGATGGCGTCGTTCTTGACGGAGGCTCACCATAATGGCCGTTCAGATTCAGATCCGTCGCGGTACGGCCGCCGACTGGACATCAGCAGATCCGACTCTTGCCGATGGCGAGATGGCGTATGAGACTGACACCGGCAAGTTCAAGGTCGGAGACGGTTCGACCGCTTGGACATCACTTGGATACATCACGATCGCTGGAGCATTGGATGCCGAAGACATTGGCGTCACGGTGCAAGCCTACGATGCCGAGCTTGCTGCAATCGCCGGTCTGACAAGTTCCGCAAATACTCTTCCGTATTTTACCGGGTCTGGCACGGCAAGCGTGACGACGTTGTCCTCATTTGGTCGAACTCTGATCGACGATGCCGATGCAGCGACGGCCAGAGCGACGCTCGGGGCCAACGACGCGAGCAACCTCACGACCGGGACGCTCCCAGCCGCTCGCCTCCCTGCGATCACTGATTCATACGTCGGCCACATTGAGACGCCGGCCGACGACACCTATTACCTTGATCCGAAAGTCGCAGCCGCTCGAGAGATCACCGGCGTCCACTTTGCATGGACAGCCGGTGGATCACCGGACGGGGACATCGACGTGCAGATCGGTGGCACCTCTGTGCTGACGGCTACGGGTCGCATGAACAGCGGGACGACCTTCAACGGCACCATCAAGACCGACGGCACGGAAGACGTCGCTGCCGATGCCGTCATCACCGTCGTCCTTGGTGGGACGAATGGCGTCGCCGACATCACCAACCTTCGCTTCGCCGTGGAGTACACGCAATGAGCCCGCGATGGTTGTATTGGCCGACGCCGGTTTCCGGTGCTACACAGCTCGTGCGTGCTACTTATAGCGGCGGCGGTTCAAATCAAACCGTTGGCTCAACAAACATCATCGGCACGTCGTTATGGGATGGCCGAGGCTTCAGTCAGGTATTCTTCGTCGTCTCGCAAAATCGAATCGACTTCTATTTTGCGAACGACACCGATCGAGACACCGCACTCGCTGCCTTCTCAAATTGGACTTGGGTTGATGAGGATGCGTCGGTTTCGTTCAATTGCTTAGCAGAGAGCGAAACCTCAAGCAGAATCAAGTGGACAGGAACTGGCGGCGACACGATCAGTCTTATCAGCGGCAACACATACAGATTGGACGGCTCGTAATGGCTATTCGGATCAAAGTCAGACGCGGAACAGCCTCCGATTGGACAGCAGCCGATCCGGTTCTGTCTGCCGGCGAAATCGGCTTCGAGAGCGATACCAACAAGCTCAAGATCGGCGACGGTTCTACCGCTTGGTCGTCGCTCTCTTATGTGACTGGCACCGGCACCGGCGGCGGTGGCGGTCTTGACAACATCATCGAGGATCTAAGTCCTCAGCTTGGTGCGGATCTCGATGTCAACGGGAACCAGATCGTCTCAGCCTCTGGAAACATCGCAATCACGCCAGGGTCCGGCGGCGCGATTGTGCTCGATGGAATGACCTGGCCGACTTCACTCGGTCTAGACGGACAAGTTCTTCAGACGGACAGCTCCGGCAATCTTTCGTTTGCGTCTGTTTCCACTAACGCAATCACGTCGCCGGCCGTCGCTCTTCAGACGCTTCCAAACATTGACGCCGGCAGCGTGACATCCGTTGTCAAGCTCTCGTCTGCTCAATATGCGGACATCGGGACGAAAGATCCCAACACTATCTACTTCGTGGTCTGAACATGGCGATCCAAATCGGAACATCCGAACCGTCTGCTATCAAGTACGGCGATGAAACCGTTTCGGCAATCTACATCGGTCGAACGCAGGTCTACAGTTCGGAAGATCCTGTTGGCAATCCAACCTCGGTTACATGGGGCGGTGATTCTGGATATGAGAGAGTCCAGCTTGATCCGATCAACAAGGACAATGCAGGAACCGCGGGACGAATCAACCTGATCGAGCGTGTGTACGATCAGACCTCGACTTATCAATTCTGCGTTACCGCAGACTGCGTTGATCTTGACGGAATCGCCGAGGTCCGCGTTTACTACGGCGGTCCGACCAGCTACGTTGCAACGGAACGAACCAAGGTCGGAGGCCGACAAGGCTACTGGTTCCAATTCGCAGCGGACAGCAATCCCGCATCCGTCGAGACTCGGAAGGTGTATGCGGAGATCGTTCCGACTAATCCAGCACTGATCTCAAGAGTCGTCAGCAAGACGATCCGTGTCGGATCCGCGACCGTTTCCGATCTTGCGCCAACAGATGATCTTCATCTGTCCATCGCGAATGATGTCGCGACCGACAACTCAATCCTCGAGCTCTCGACGGGGATCTACTGGCTCAGGCCGTACAATCCTGGAGTTGGAACCACTGACAAGTGGGTTGAACTGCGTGCGAAGGCCGGGCATCATCCGATCATCAAGATTGTGCCGGCGGTGCCGACGACTTCATCATACCAGCGCGGCCAGTCTGACCGTTCCTATTTTCAATGCCGAGCATCTCATCTTGTCATCGATGGATGCACGATCGAGACCTGGTACGCTTCATTTGAGGTCCGTGGGAGTTCTGGATTCTCAGGCTCCTGCTACTTCGGTGCGGACAACTGCACTTTCCAGGACGAATACAACTCCGTCATAGGTCCGATCTGCGGATTCCCAAGATCAAACGCGATCACCGGCTCACTCGTTTTCTACTTCGAGAACCTCCCGTTCCGGAATGGTGTGAACACAAGATTCGATCTGCACAACAGCTCGATCTTCTGGTTCGACGCGGCCGGAGCTCACGACTACTTCAACTGCGATTGCTCGGTTGGACGCGATATCATTGTGTTGAACCAGTCGAGCTACTTCGATCCTGAGTCGCCTGGAATCTGCATCAACGGGCTCACGAACAAATCGTATTTCAGAGACGGATCGTCGGACCTCAAGACGGTTCGGCTCTATGACAACATCAGCGGAACACGATTAGGCTTTTACGACAAATCGAACAGATACTGCTACAACTACGATGATCTGTTCGATGCGGCGCAGATGGTCTATCAAGTCGAATCTATCGACCACACTAACCCCGAAAACTACATCATCACGATGGCAGAAGGAGAAAGATTCACGCAGAACTCTCTCCCCGATTGGGCGGCGTATGAGTGGGCAATCTGGCGATGGCCGGCCGGCGTCGATCTCACCATCGAAAACAGAGAGTTCATCGGCGATCCTCCTGGTGCTGCTGGTGGCTCGTATCTTCTCCAGTGGGTGACGACTGATCGAACGGTGATTACATATCGCGACTCGCGCGGAACCGGGTTCAACGTTCAGTCTCTCGGCATCAATCCTGGTGATCGTATCGCCGTCGTTAGATGGAACCATCAGGATGCCTGCCAGTTCGCGGAGGTCAGCGGCGACAATGTCTTCGAGAATATTGTGTGCCATGACTATGTGTCGGTCCTTGAGCAGCAGCCAATTTTTGAGAATTGTCAATCATCTAGCGGCGTGAGCGAAGTTCTGGATGTCATTTGGAATAACTGCATCTGGCTCACGCCATCAGATCTCAATGGTAATCCATCGGACGATTTCGGAACTACCTCGTCCCAGTTCTATGTGACACCATTGCGGTGCGCGATCAAATTCTCGACGCATCCAGATCATCCGTTCCAGCTACGCGAAGACACGGCATCACTCGATCAGACAGAGTTCAATTTTGAGCTCTCGTCATCCATCATGGCTCAGGTTCAGGGAATTTTTGGTCATGACGATGAAACATGGGATCTCAAGATCAGCGATTGCCTCTATTCGGCTTTGCAGTCGATCAACCTTGTCACGACGCCAACATCATCGTCCCAGTATTCGACGGCAAGCCTGACAAAGTGGGGCGTGCCTTCTGGGGCTTTCACGAAGAGCTCGAGCATCCAGTCGTTGCCATATCATGTGGACGGCACAGCCCACACCGGGCAGATCGGCGCTTTGCCTGTAGGTGTTGAATGGGAACCAACGATCGGGGCTTACTTCTATCAGTTCCCAAAGGCAAGCCACTTCAACCCAACATCTGGGACCTCTGTTTCTGTGACCGATGGTATTCTTGACTTCGACCATTCAGGTTCAGTCACATATCAATGGCGGTTGAATGATGCCGACATTGCTGGCGCAACCAGTTCGTCCTACACAGCACAGGCTAGCGATATCGGATCGAGGTTGAGCTGCTTGGTTCAGCATTCGACAGCCAAGACGATCCTCTACTTTGGAATCGTCCAGTGAACACCGAACTTGTCCCGATCAACGACCTCACGCCGGATCCGGCGAACGCTCGCAAGCACGGCGAGCGGAACCTCTCGGCGATCATCGACAGCCTTCGTGCGTTCGGCCAGCAGAAGCCGATCGTCGTCGATCGTCGCGGCGTCGTCATCGCCGGCAACGGCACGCTCGAAGCCGCGAAGCGTCTCGGCTGGGAGGAGATCGCCGTCGTGCGGACCGAGCTCGACCCGACGCAGGCGACGGCGTTCGGTATCGCGGACAATCGCACAGCCGAGCTCGCCGAGTGGGACGAGGACGTGCTCGTATCGCTGCTCGACTCGCTGGACGATGAGACGCGGGACCTTCTGCACTTCGACGAGAAGGAGCTCGAGGCGTTGGTGCCGAAGGCGACGGTCGAGGTCGTCGAGGACGAGGTGCCGGACGATGTCGAGCCGAGGACGAAGCCGGGCGACCTGTGGCTGCTCGGTCGTCACCGCCTGCTCTGCGGCGACTCGACGAACGCCGAGGATGTGGCGCGGCTCTTCGACGGGGCGACCGCGACGATGGTTCACGCCGACCCGCCATACGGGATGGGGAAGGAGAAGGACGGCGTCGCGAACGACAACCTCTACCGCGAAAATCTCGACGCCTTCCAGATGGAATGGTGGCGAGCCTGGCGACCGCATCTACCGGACAATGGGAGCGCGTACATCTGGGGAAACGCTCCAGACCTCTGGCGGCTCTGGTACTGCGGCGGACTGTCGGAGTCGGAGCGGATGACGATCCGGAACGAGATCGTCTGGGACAAGGGAGGAGCCGCCGCCGGTGGTATCAGTCTCGAAGGCTCGGAAGGTCCGCGACGCTATCCGTCCTCGACCGAACGATGCCTCTTCTTCATGCTTGGCGAGCAGGGCTTCAACACGAACGCCGACAACTACTGGGAAGGCTGGGAGCCGATTCGGTCCTACCTCGCCGAGCAGGTCGAGCGGTGCGGATGGACTCGGTCGGATGTCCATCGTATTTGCGGAGTCGCGGACAGCGGTCCGGGAATGCATTCGCACTGGTTCACGACGAGCCAGTGGACGCTCATCCCGGAGGCCCACTATCGGAAACTCCAGGAAGCCGCGAAGGACCACGACGCCTTCAAGCGGGACCACGACGAACTCAAGCGGGACCACGACGAACTCAAGCGGGAACATGACGAACTCAAGGCGGCGTTCTACGCGACCCGCGCGCACTTCGACAACACGCACGACAACATGACCGACGTTTGGTCCTTCGGTCGCGTCGCCGGCGATGACCGGCACGGACACGCGACGCCGAAGCCAGTCGAGATGGTCGCTCGTGCGATCAAGTCCAGCAGCAGGGAAGGCGACGCGATCGCGGTCCCGTTCGGCGGCACCGGTCCGGAGATCATCGCCGCCGAGCAGCTGAACCGGACCGCCTACGCGATGGAACTTGAGCCGGAGTGGTGCGACGTGATCGTCCGACGATGGGAGAACCTGACAGGCGAGACGGCGGTCCTTGAGGCGTGAGGCTCCAGATCGAGCCGATTGAAGACGCACTCCACGACGGCCAGCTCCGCGTTCTCCGCGAGGCTGGCCGATTCAACGTCCTCGAGTGCGGGCGACGATTCGGCAAGACACACCTCGGAGCCCAGCTCGCGATCGAGACCGCGATCGACGGCGGCGAGGTCGGATGGTTCGCACCGACCTACCGCTACCTCGCGGATCCGTGGCGGACGATCGAGAAGGCGATCGGTCCGGCCGTCGTCAAGACCGACCGCGTCGAGAAGCGGCTCGAACTGATCTCCGGCGGCTCGATCGACTTCTGGTCGCTCGATTCCGTCGATGCCGGCCGAGGTCGCCGCTACGACCGCGTCATCATCGACGAGGCTGGCATCGTCCGCGACCTCGGTCCGGCGTGGCAGGAGACGATCCGAGCGACCCTCGCAGACCGGCAGGGCGACGCATGGTTCCTCGGGACGCCGAAGGGCCGGAACTTCTTCCACCGATGCTTTGAGCGTGGTCAGATCGCGGACGGCGGCTGGAGATCCTGGCGACTGCCGACGACGACGAACCCGACGATCCGCGAGGAGGAGATCGAAGCGGCCAAGAAGGAACTCCCGAAGCAGGTCTTCGAGCAGGAGTTCCTCGGCATCCCGGCCGACGACGGCGGCAACCCGTTCGGGCTCGACGCGATCGAGCGGTGCGTCGCCGATCTCTCGACCGACCCTGTCGCCGCGATCGGCATCGACCTCGCGAAGTCCGTTGACTGGACCGTCGTCTGCGGGCTCGATAAAGACGGTCGCGTCGCGATGCTCGAGCGATGGCAAGGACCATGGGCCGAGACGATCCGGAAAATTCAAAATCTGATTTTGGAATACCCAGTCCTCATCGACTCGACCGGCGTCGGTGATCCGATCGTCGAGGATCTCCAGCGACGGCATCCTCGCGTCGAGGGCTTCAAGTTCTCGCAGACCTCCAAGCAGCAGCTCATGGAAGGGCTCGCGACCGCGTTCCAGGTCGGCAAGGTCTCGATTCCCGACGGCTGGCTTCGTACAGAGTGCGAGACATTCGAATATCAATACACGCGGACGGGCGTTCGCTATGAGGCTCCGGGCGGCATGCACGACGACGGCGTGTGTGCTCTCGCTCTCGCGCTCCGGTGCCTCGACACGAAGGCACGGACCGGGTTCGACTTCAGGGTACTTTGACACATGCCGATCTCTGATCTCTTCGGACTACTCCAGAAGCGGCAGACGACGCCGGACAAGTACCTTGCGTCGAGCGTGAACATCGTGAGCGGCGGTCAGCACGGAGCCCAGCGTGCTCCGTTCTCGCCGTATTCCGGTGTCCGTGCGTTCCGCTCCTGGGTCTACGCTGCGGCTCAGATCAACGCGAACGCGGTCGCGGCTCTACCGCTGCGGCTCTACGCGAAGAAGGACGCGACGCCGCTCCCGACGCGATCGATCCCGCGAGGCCGCAAGGCGTACATGATGGGCGACCTCGCCGGAGACGCTCGGCCGTCGGCGTCGGTGATGCGGAAGGCCGTCGCGTACGGTGACGACTTCGAGGAAGTGACCGGCTCGCATCCGATCACGGATCTCCTCGCTCGGGCGAATCCGTTCCTCAACGGCTTCGACCTCTCGGTGCTTCGGATCCTCTACGGCGAGCTGACCGGCAACGCCTACCTGCACCCGATCATCGACGAGGCGTCCGGCCTGCCGGCGGAGATTTGGCCGCTGGCTCCGCACTACGTCGAAGTCATCCCGGACGACGACGAGTTCATCCGGGGCTATGTCTACGGCGTGGACTCGCAGCACAAGCAGATCTTCGAGCCGGACGAGGTGATCCACTTCCGCCGGCCGAATCCTGGGAACTACTTCTACGGGCTCGGCAAGGTCGAGGCGGCGTGGGGCGTGATCCAGGCGAACGAGGCGGTCCACGAGATGGACCTCGCGACGTTCGCGAATCAGGCTCGGCCGGACTACGCGGTCGTCGTCAAGGGCAACCCGACCGGCGACCAGCTCGATCGGTTCCAGCAGCAGGTCGAGAACAAGCTCCGAGGCACTCGCAAGAATGGTTCATTCCTTGCGATGTCCGGCGACGTTCAGTTTACCCCGCTGAACTTTCCGCCGAAGGATCTCGCTGGTCGCGAGGAGATCGTCGAGGAGATCGCGGCGGTGTTCGGCGTGCCGGTCTCGATGCTGAAGGCGAACGACCCGAACCTCGCATCGGCCCAGACCGGATTCGCTCAGTGGCGCGAAGGCACGATCCTCCCGCTCTGCCGCATGGACGAGGAGGAGTTGAATCAGTCGCTGCTCCCGATGTTCGGGCTTGAGGACACGCACTGCCTCGCCTACGACAACCCGGTGCCGGCGGACAAGGCGTACGAGCTCCAAGAGCGGCAGACGGCCGTTGCGGGCGGCTGGCGGACGCCGAATGAGGCTCGGATCGAAGAGGGACGCGAGCCGATCGACGACGAGTTCGCCGATCGTCTCCTCGTTGGCGGCCAGCCGATCGGAGGCGGAGGCTTCGGGGGGGCAGGTGGGCTGCTCTCCGTTGACTCTCCCGGTCCCGCCGACTCAGGTGGCGAGGCCGGGCTCGACTTCGGGTTCGCGTCCTCGCTGCTTCAGTCGCTCCGCGAGCGTCGCTTGACCGGCTACTCCGTGACCAAGATGCTCCAGCAGGCCGGCTTCAGCCGAGCCATCGCTGAGCGGATCGTCGAGGCGGAGGAGAAGGCAATCGCCGAGGAATCTGCGGCAAAGCGGGACAAGATTCACCGCATGCCCGACGAGCCGTTCGACGACTGCGTCGAGCGTGGGATCGAAGTCGTGATGGCCGAGGGCTACGACCGCGAGCAGGCCGTCGCGATGGCCTATTCGATGTGCGAGGGCTCGAAGGCGGCCGGCGAAGAGAAGGCGATCGCCGATGTTGATCTTGAGCCGACGGAGGAGATGGCGGCTCTTGCCGAGCGTGGGCTGAAGCTCCGGGAAGAGTACGGTCGCGGCGGCACCGAGGCCGGCGTCGCTCGTGCTCGCGACATCAAGAACCGGGCGAACCTCTCGCCGGAGACGGTCGGCCGGATGGCGAACTTCTTCGGTCGGCATCGGGTCGACCTCGATGCGCCGGCGGCGGACCCTGGCCATGAGGACTATCCGTCCGCCGGCGTCATCGCTTGGCTGCTTTGGGGCGGCGATCCGGCCGATCCGGACGGAGCTGGTGCCGCGTGGGCCGAGCGGAAGATGGACGAGCTCGAACGAGCCGAGGAGAAGGGCGAGGCCGAACCAGAGGAGAAGGCGTGCGGATGCTGTGATCCGGTCACGAAGGCCGCGAAGGTCTACGAGTGGCCCGAAGAGGTCAAGTGGTACCGGCTCGCGATCGAAGGGCTCGAAGACGACTACGAGCGGCTGCGGCCAAAGGCAGTAGACGGGAGCCCTGACGCTGACGACGACATCCGCGAAGGTGAGCGGAAGACGCCCGCGATGCGGATCCGGCACATCGTCCGTGAGAACTTGAAGATCGTTCGGGAACGGTTCGTAGAGGCTCTACGGTCCGGCGAGATCGCCTCCGTCCCGCAGAAGGCAGATACACGCCGTCAAGCCCTCCGAAAGATCCTGGAAGATCTGACGGACGCTCGCGGAAAGGCGCTTGAGGAGCTGATCGGAGCCTTCGAGGATGCGGCTCGCGGCGGTTCGTCCGTTGGCTCGGCTCGTCTGAATGAACTTCTTTCCAATGTCGGAGGTGGTCGGTTCTCGACGCCGGAGCTCTCAAAGCAGGTTGCGGAAGCACTGACCAAGCGGGCGGCGCTCCTGACCGAATCGATCTTCGAGAACACGCTCGAGCAATTCAATAGCAACGTGGGCAAGGAGTTCACGATTGATCGCGAGATCAATCGGATCATGACTCAAGATCCTTCGGTATCCGAGTCGCGTGCAGAGATGATCGCGAGGACCGAATCCGCGAACGCCTACCACGAGGGTCAGATCGACGCCTGGAAGCAATCCGGCGTTACGGACAAGAAGCACTTTCTCATGGCTGCTGGAGCCTGCGAGTTCTGCCAAGCGGTGAACAAGGCATACGGACCAGATGGAAAGGCACTCGCAATCGACGAGCCGCTGGTCAAGGCCGGGCAGACGATCGAAGCTGCAAACGGGAAGAAGATGAAGGTCGGACGTGATTCTCAGGGCATCGTGCATCCGAACTGCCGATGCGATTTCGTGGCCGTTCTGGAAGACTTCGGATGATCCGCAAGACGCTCAGTGCAAATATCGAGAAGGTCGACGGCGTCAAGGTCGAGGCGACCATCACGACCGAGACGATCGACCGTGACGGCGAGGTGCTGATCTCGCAAGGCATGGACGCGACCCTGTACGAGAAGAACCCGGTCGTCTTCTACAACCACGAATACCGTGAGCCGATCGGCAAGATCACCGAACTGCGGCGAAGCAAGGGCAAGATCGACGCCACGATCAAGTTCTGGCAGCGACCAGACAACTTCGAGGGCTCGTACCTCCCGCAGTTCGTCGAGAGCCTCGTAGTTCAGGGCATTGTCAAGGGAATTTCGGTCGGCTTCGTTCCGCTCGACGGCGGCGTCCGCAAGGCGTCGAAAGAAGATCGCGAGAAGTACGGCGACAAAGTGCGAAGGGTCTACTCGAAGTGGGAGCTGTACGAGGTCTCGATCGCTCCTCTGCCGGCGAACGCGAACGCACTTGTATCGGCTGTCCGGAAGGGACTCGTTGCCAAGGACGACGCCGTACGATGGCTCGACTTCGACGCGAATCGTCGGGTGATCGAGATCAGCGTCCCGACGCGAGGGCGTCTTTCGACTATCTGACTTGCAACGCGACATAGTCGAGATCCGGGCGGATGGCCGACAGGGCCGGGCCGATGGGTCAATGACACGAGCGCGAATCGTTCCGTCTCATTCACTCAACGCAAAGGAACTAGCGATGCGAATCGTTACCCTCGATCAGGTCCAGAAGGATCTGCAGAACCTCGCCGATCAGGTCGGCGAGAATGGCTTCGTGAACGCGAAGGCTCTGTATATGGAGAAGGTCGCGGTCGTCGATGAGGAGGGCACTCCTCTCACGGCTGACGAGATCGAAGTCGTCCTCATGCCGAAGCCTGCCGACAACCAGCAGGACGCGATGGAAGAGGAAGAGGAAGAGAAGGCCGTCGAGGCCGCTCCGGCTCCCAAGGCTGCTCCGGCTCCTCGCCGGAAGGCTGCGTCGGTCGCCGCTCGCATGTCCGCTCCGGCGATCGCTCGTCCGAAGGTCTGGGGCTCGCTCAAGAACTTCAAGAGCGACGACCGCGGCGACGCCGTGGACAAGGCTCTCCGATTCGGTCACTGGCTCCTCGCTTCCAAGGGCAACCGCAAGAGCCTCGCGTTCTGCGATCGTCACGGCATCGAGGTCAAGGCTCACACCGAGGGCGTGAACTCGGCCGGCGGCTTCCTCGTCCCCGACGAGTTCGAGACCGAGCTGATCTCGCTTCGCGAGCAGTACGGTGTCTTCCGTCGCGAGGCTCGCGTCCGTCCGATGTCGAGCGATACCCTCCGCGTCCCGCGTCGTTCGGCGACTCTCTCGGCGAGCTTCGTCGGTGAGGCGACCGCCGGCACCGAGTCGACTCAGACCTTCGAGTCGGTCCTGCTCGTCGCGAAGAAGGCGATGGTCCTGACCACCGTCTCGAACGAGCTGAACGAGGACGCCTTCGTCAACCTGGCCGACGACGTCGCGGGCGAGATCGCCTACGCCTTCGCCAAGAAGGAAGACGAGTGCGGATTCATCGGTACCGGCACCTCGACCTACGGCGGCATCCAAGGCGTCGTGGACATCATCGAGAACGGCACGACCGCCGTGCAGTACTACGACTCGGCTCTGTCCTCGAGCTTCGCTGATCTGTCGCTTGACAACATCGGTGCGTTCATGGGCCTCCTGCCGGCGTACGCTGACACTCCGAACGCGAAGTTCTACATGCACAAGGCCGTGTGGCATGGTGCGTTCGAGGCGGCTCTCACCTCGGCCGGCGGAACTTCGGCTCGCGAGATCAAGGACGGCTATGCCGGTCAGCCGACGCTCTTCGGCTATCCGGTCGTCTTCACTCAGGTGATGCGGTCCTCGTACACTGCCGACAAGATCGTCGCCCTCTTCGGCGATCTCACCCTCGCCGCGTCGTTCGGCGACCGTCGTCAGACCACGATCCAGATCAGCGATTCGGCTCTGAACGCTTTCGAGCAGGACGAGCTCGCGATCCGTGGCACCGAGCGGTTCGACATCAACGTTCACGACGCCGGCGACAGCTCGACCACCGGTCCGATCGTCGGTCTCCTCGCCTGATCTCCTCGATGACTCCGGGGAGGTCCGGTTCGCCGGGCCTCCCCTGAAAGGGATTACCAATGATTGCTGCTCAGAACATCAAGGTCGCCGACGCTGTCTGCGACTCGGTCAACGCAGCCAGCCTCGGGACTGGCACCGTTGACACCGTTGGCTATGACTACGCGACGGTCATCGTCGTCGCTGGCGAGGGTCCGACCGCTGCGGCCCTCACTGCTCTCAAGGTCCAGGAAGGCGACGCTTCCAACCTCAGCGACGCGACCGATCTGGTCTCGTTCACTGATGCCGATGTCGATGGCACGACCAATGCGCTTGCCGACTTCGACAACGACGAAAGCGTCATCTTCGAGATCGATCTCAAGGCTCGCAAGCGGTACATCAAGGTGGTTGCGACCGCCGGTGCGACTGCGACCGAGCTCTCGTCGGTCGTGATTCTCTCCCGTGCTGGAGAGGCGGCGACGGACACCACCGCCGGCGGTGCCGACTTCCGAATCCGCGCCTGACTCTTTCTCCTTTCTGAGGGCGGGCGGGGGCTTCGGCTCCCGTCCGCCCGAAGGCTACAGAAGGGAACCGCATGGCGGTCGATACCTACGCTCTCACGACGCTCTCGAATCTCAAGAACTGGATTGGCATCACGTCCGTCGATGATGACGTCCTGCTTGAGGATGCGATCGACCGAGCGACCGCCATCATCGAAAGCCACTGCGACCGCAAGCTGAAGGCTCGCACGTTCTCTGAGTGGTGCATGCCGTCCGGCGAGCGTACCTTCACGGTCGACAACTATCCGATCGTCTCGATCGACACGATCTCCTACGGGTCGGCGATCTCGATGACGATCTCGAGCGACACAGCATCGACCGACGTGATCGCGACCGTCGAAAACAACGGCACGAAGATCCGTCTCCGGAAGGTTGTCTATGCCGGCACGACCGAGCTGATCGAGTTGACGATCTCGGACTATCCGAGCACGCGGCAGCTCGTGAACTACATCAACCTCTCCGCCAACGGCTGGACTGCGACGCTTACCGAGAACGCACTGACCGCGAGCCTCTATCGGTTTGGCGGTCGAGGCGTGATCGACGCTCCGTGCAACTTCGAGTACCCGCGAGACAACGTTTCCGAGTACCGGGTCGACTACGACACCGGGCTCGTCCACATCATCGCAGATCGCTTTCCGGGCATCCGATCGGACAACGCGTCGGCGAATCGATTCCCGGGCGGCTTCTATCCGGTGTTTGTCCAGTACACGGCAGGCTTTGAGACGGTGCCGGCGGACCTCGAGCAGGTGTGCATCGAGATCGCGGCCGACCTCTATCGCGAGCGGAAGCAGGATAAGACGATCACGAGCGAGAGCCTCGGCGATTACAACTACACGCAGGCCGGCGTCGCGGAGCTGCTCGAAGGCCGGATGGGCAAGCTCGCAGGCTATCGGGAGATTCGATGACGGTCGCCTCGCTGGTCTCTCGCTTCGGCCAGACGGTCTCGATCCGTCGGAAGGCGACCGACACGCTCGACTCGAGCGGCGGTCGCATCGAGGCGTGGAGCACCGTCGAGACAATCACCGGATATGTCCAGGTCCGGGCGAACTCCGACGCCGTGGCAGCCGGTGCCGAGCGATCTACGCAGGTCGCGACGATCTACTTCGAGGGCCGTCCGACGGTTCGCGTCCGCGACCGGATCACCTACGGCTCGGTCACCTTCGAGATCTCCTCGGTCCGTGTCCCTGACGAGCGGCCGATCTCCGACGCTCTCTGCTATACGATCGTCGAGGCGACGGAGGTCTTCGGCTAATGGCGAGCAAGCACAACCTTCGACAGAAGGACGTATCCGATGCGATGAAGGAGAACATGACGCACCTCCTGAATCGCGTCGTGACGTTCTATCAGGGCGAGCTGAAGAAGAAGCTGAATAGATCTGCATCTCCTCCGGTGTCGTCTCCTGGCAATCCGCCGCACAAGCGTACCGGAACACTCGGCCGATCATTCGTCACGACGGCGGCAACGAGGGTCGGTCCGATTTACCGACTGTCGCTTGGAACAAATGTGCCGTATGCTAACTGGCTTGAATATGGCGCAGATCTTCCAGGCGGTCAGCCGTATTTTGTTTTGTTCGGCGTTCCTCGTTTTGTTTCTCGCAACCATCGACTCGCCGACAAGCTCCCGAAAACCAAGGCTAGCAAGCTGGCCGCTCGCCCGTTCTTTGTTCCGACGTTCCTGGATAAAGAGTTGAGAGGACGGGTCGACCGAGAAATTGCAAAGGTCGAGAACCGAGTTCGGAAAAGCCTCGCGAACAAGATCAAGGGGATCGCATGAGCAACTACCTGATGCGAGGCTTCTACTCTCGGCTCAACGCTGACACTGGCAGCAGCACGAACCCAGTCCGGACGGCGGTCACGGATCGCATATACGCGGTCGAGGCTCCGGCGTCGAGCACGCTGCCGCTCGTCGTCTACTCGATGGATTCGGTCGATACCGAGCGGTTCTTCTCTGGCATCGTCCGATCGACGGCGATCTTCACGGTCACGAGCTTTTCCAAGGTCGAGGCCGGACCGGACGCGGCGACGGATCTCGATCGGAAGGTCTTCGACCTGATGGATCAGCAATCGGTGACGGTGACCGGGCACGATCGAGGGTACATTCGCGGCGTGACTCGCGGGACGCCGATCGCCGAGGGCGAATACTTCCGCGTCGATTCGACTTTCCAACTGGTCGCGACGACTACTTCCTGACGAGGACCACTCATGACGTACGCAATCGGAAGCGACGGATCGGTGACTATGCCGACCGGCTACAAGGCTCAGATCAACACCTGGTCGGCGACGCTGACTCGAGCGACTCAGGTCGTGACTGGCTTCGGCGATGCAGGCCACCAGCGTCGCGCGAGTGGTGTCCTCGACATCACCGGATCCGCCGGCGGCGTTCCGGAAGACAACGCAAGCACGACCAGTGCATTCGGCATCGGATCGAGTGCTGCTGGTGCCGCTCTGACGCTGAACATCACGAGCGGAACATCGCTCGCGTTTGACGCGGTATTCGGATCGGTCGCGTTCGGTGTGACCAATGACGGCGACTCGACCGTGACGTTCAACTTTGAGCTCAACGACACGAGCCCGACGCTGACCTGGGACGAGACTCCTTGATCCGATCTCGTGACCAGCTCTGGCAGGCTGGCATCCTCACGCCGACCTCGAGCGATTGGCGCGTCCGTCTCGTCTTCATTGACGGGACGGACCGCGTCGTCAGAGTGTCTCCTGGAAGGCTCGACGAGCAGCAGGCGATTGAGCGTGCCAAGCGTCACGCGAAAATCTTCGATGAGACCGTCCTCGATCGTGTCGAGGCGGAAAAAGCCGAAAAGACGACGCAGGTCGCCGGCTTCGGCATCGTTCAGAAGTAAGGAGAGAACATGGAACCGATCGCAGTACCAGTCGGCGACGGCACAATCCTCGTGCCTCGATTGAAGGTGCAACAGATCATCGACCTCGCGGCCCTTCGGCACGAAGCCGAGCGTCGCGAGCTCGTCCAGGATCTAGAAGACGCCGGCGTTCCTTCCGAGGATCGTCTCGAGCGGTTGCGTGCGCATCGGAAGGAAGTCGGTCTTTCGAGCGTGATCGTTCGATCGGCGTTTTCAATCGACGGCGCGTATCGCATTATCAAGTACGCGATGGGCGGCGAGTTCCCGTCGGAACTCGATAGCCTCGATCCGAGCAACCTCTCGAAGCTCGCCCTCGCGTGCATCGGTGTCGATCTCGACGACCTCACGGAAGGTGGGGCCGAGGGAAAGGAACTGACGTCGGTCGAGACTGGCTCGGCGAGTCTGCCATAATCGCTCGCCATCTGCCGGGCATCGGTAACCCGCTCGCCTTGCCGATCGATGAGTTCAACGGGTATTTGCGGTCGATCTTCGACTATCTCAAGCGGCAGGCCGGCGATAGCGGCGGCGGTGCTCACGATCACCGCTCGTACGTCGAGCAGCAGATGAGGCGTCTCCATGGCTGACTTCCAACTCGAGCTCGACGTCTTCGCGAGCACGGCCAAGCTCGAGCAAGGTCTCAAGCGCGCCGAGCAGGCGGTCGACAAGACGACCAGCAACATCGACAAGGACGCTGGATCGGCTACACAGTCGTTCGAGGGACTACTCAGCACCATCGGCAAAGTCGGTGCGGGCTTGTTTCTTGGTGAAGCGGCTTTTAAGATTGCCGGTGCAAGTGCTCGTGCGTTCGCCGGCGACATGGAAGGCGTCGACCAGTTACTCGCGGGTCTTCCGATCTTCGGTCCGTTGATTACGTCCGGGCAGGAATTCCAGAAGGCTCTCGATTATGCCTCTGATGAGGCGATGCAGTTCCGCGCAGCACTCGCAGAGGTCGAGTTGCAGGCGAAGGCGACCTCCGACGCGATCGCTGCAATCTCGAACGAGCTCGCGGCACAGGAGAAGATTTTCCGTCTCTCTGGCTTCACCGAATACGAGATCGCTCAAGAGACCTACGACCGTCGTCTCGGTCTGATCGATCTTGAGCTGAAGCAGAAGCTCGCCGCTCTTGAACAAGAAGCGAACGCAAGAGGCCAAGCGATCCAGGAGCAGCACCTCGCATATGAGGAAGAAGTCCGGCTACTCAATGAGGTTCGAGACCTCAAGTACGCGGCGATCAAGGCAGCAAGAGATGAAGCCGCGATGAAGCGGCAAGCGGTCGAGCTCGAGCGTCGCAGGCTCCGGGATGAACAGGCTGCGGCAGATGAGGCGGAACGCGCCGCAAAGATCGCCGAACGCCAAGCCGAGCTCGACAAGCAGGCCGAAGAGCATCAGAAGCAGATCATTGATCTGGAAGAACGAGCGAAAAAGAAGCGAGAAGAAGCGGCGGCAGCCGAGAAGAAGGCGCAGGAAGAGCAACTCGCCTTCGTCAATGCTCGACTCAAGATGGAGCAGGAGATCGCCGAGGCGAGAGCGGAAGCCGAGCGAATGGCGGCCGGTGCGACGGCGACTTTCTCGACCGCCGGCGGATCGTTCACGACGGCGGCTTCGGCTCAGGTCAACGAGGCAAAGCTCCTCACTCGGATTTCGCAGCAGTCGCGGGACTTCCTCGCTCAGATCATGGCGAACACGGCTCAAATGGCCGGAGGTCTGAACCTTGCCTGACGTCATTGAGTTCCTCGAGTCTCGCTCGATCCAGACGAGCGGCGGTCGCGGCACTGGCACGCGAGTCTTTCACGTCACCGGCACGACGAGCGTCCGCACGGTTCACAACCTGCTCGGCAAGGCCGGAGACAACGGCGTCGAGATGCCGAACGTTGGCGACGCTCATCCGGACTTTCCCGGACTGCGGGCGAGGGACTTCTCGGTCTCGCTCGTATCTGGTCACAACGACACCTGGCGGGTCGACTGGACATACGAGGTCATCAGCCGCGGCTTCCCGCAATACCCGACGACGGTCATCACGGAGCTTCCGAACGAGGTCGGATACCTCGAGCTCTCCTCGGAGATCCGTGCCGAGTTCGTCCTTGCGTGGAGGAAGAATGGCACGCCGGCTCTGAGCTATCCGACAGATGGCCAGGTCACGAATCCGACGCTGGACATCCGCGGCGAGCCAATCGATCAGGCTGGCAACCCGATCTCGGTGCAGCGGAACATCCAAGAGCTGACGATCACGGAAAATGTCGAGGTTCCGGCGTGGTCGACCTATCGATCCTTTCGATTTACTAGGAACGCGGCGAGTTTCTTCGGTGCTGCTCCCGGCCTCGTGCTCTATCGTGGTGCGTCGGTTCGACGGATCGGCGTGAACGTCTACTCGGTCGCCCACTCGTTTGTCGAGGACGGCGACTTTCATCTCCAGCAATCGCCTCTGATCGAACCACCGCAAATGACGCCAAAGCTTAACGCGAACAAGAAGGCCGCAAGCGTCTACTGGGTCCAGCCCTTCCCGGTCCTGAAGGACCTCAACTCACTCTCGGCGAACTTCTAATGGCTGACGAGATCACGATCAATGCGTCGTTGCAGATCAACGACACGAACCTCGTCGAGGCGTTCATTCCTGGAACGCTGACGATCGACTTTGCGACGGCCGGTGCGTCGAGCCGATACGGCTCCGGCGGCGTTCAGGCAATCGGTACGAGCGTCGAGCAGGTCACGCAGGGCGACACGACCGACGGCGGCATCTACTTCTTCCGGAATGTCGATGAGACGAACTTCGTCGAGATCGGCATCACGAGCGACGACACGAGCGGCGGAACGTTCTATCCGTTCCTGAAGCTTCTTGCTGGCGAATATTCGGTCGGCCGTCTCTCGAACGCGACGATCTTTGCCAAGGCCGATACCGCTGCGGCGAACCTGCAGTTCCGGATGCTCTCGCCGTGAGTCGTTATCGACGATGGAACATTGGTCCGCTCTTGACGGCGGATCGCGTTCTCGTTCGTGCTCAGCAGAACGAGCAGATTGTCATTGACCAGATCTGGATCACGAACAAGGACAACTCAAATTACACTGTTTCTCTGCATCACTTGCCAGCCGATGATGGGGCAGTGGTCGACAACTTCTGTCTGATCCACGAATATACGGTCAACGCGAAGACGTACGTCGTGATCGACGCCAAGATCTACATGGAACCAGGAGACGAGCTGGTCGTGCATGCCTCCGGATCTGATAAGATCATCGTGACCGCATACGGTCGAGCACTATGACCGATCTGCCTCGGTTCCATTCCGGCCGGCTTGGTCCACTCGACTTCCAGACGCTGAACGAGATGATGCGTCGTCTCGATGCTCTGCGTCCTCTGGTCGAGACGGCGTCGGTGAAGAATGGATCCGAGTTCTCGACGCTCGGTGACGTGCTGATCGTCCAGGCG